AGCGGCCTCCTGGTTGCGCGCCTGGCTCTTAGCGTCGGCCGCGCGCAATTCCTCTGGCGTACGGGGACGAAAGCCCAGCGCACCCTTGATGGAGTGAACGATGCCGCCATCGGCAAAGTTCTGCACGGGCTTGCCCCGCGCGTGTTGTGGCTTGAAACCGTACATGGCACACCTTTTGAATCGCGTTCGTGCGATTCTTCCGGGGCGGTCCTGTGGCGGCAAACCAGACTGGGGGGCGCCCAGTCTGCCAGGCTACATGCGCATGCTGGTGTTGGACTGGTTGCTGGCCGATGCCTGCAGCTGCATGTTGTTCAGTGCGGCGGCGCACTGGGTGGCAATCATCTTGGCCGCCTCCATGGCCGCGTCCACCTTCATCTTTGCCTTGTCCAGTTCGATTTTTGCATTGGCCTCACCCACCCGGGCGGCCAGCTCCCCAGAGCGGGTCAGCAGCTCGCCCTTGACCGCCGCCGCGCGCAGCTCGCCCTCGAAGTAGCGCAGCATGCGGTCCTCCACGGTCTTGAAGTGCTCCAGGCGGAACTGTTCCGAAGTGCGGTACAGTTCCAGCTCTGCTGCAAACTGCTGGCGGTTCACGTCCGCACCCACGCGGTACACCTCCAGCCCGGTGGCGTTCTGGGTCTTGGCCGACTCCAGCGCCACATCGGCGGTGGTCTTGAACTTCTCCAGCTCCGTCTGCGCGCCGACCTTGAACACGTCGGTGGCCACGCCAGCGCGTGTGCGGTACACGTCTGCCTGGGCGCCGACCAGCTTGGATTTGCCGTCAATCAGGGCCCCGAGCCACTGGCCGACATACTGCGGGCTCACCATCAGCGCCTTGACATACTCCACGGCGGCGCCGATGGCCTGCGAACGGATCTGTGCGGCCTGGCCGACCGCAAAGCGGGCGTTCTCCACATGCACGTCCGTCACCTTGATGGCGATGTCGCGTGACTGGGCACTCAAGGCGTTGGTCAGACCGGCGCGAATGGTGTTGAGGCCATGAACCAGCGCCCCGGGCGGCAGGGTGTAGCCACGCGATGCCCACGCTGTCAGAGCCTCGTCTTCTGCCCTGGCAGACTCACCGGTGAGCCGGGCGCGGTCGCGCTCCCACATGGCCGACTCCACGATGATGGGGATTCCGGTGCCGTTGGCTTCCAGCGCGCGCTCCAGCCAGTCCGTGGCCTTGTCGAAGTAGCCGCCAGGCGGGAAATACTGGTCTATGAACTGTGTGAAGGAGTTTTTCAGCTCCTGCAGCATTTCCATGCGGTCGTTTTCATAGAGGTTGCGCAGCCCCTCCATGGTGAAAGCGTCGGTTTCGTCAAAGACGGGCGGCGCACCATAGTCGCCAAGGACGCCGATGTTCCCGAGCGCAGGCATCTGCGTCGGGGTGATCGTGGGTGCCGTGCCGGGTGTCGGCGCCGTGGGCAGTGTCGTTGGCGCGCCCGGCGAGGTCATCCCGCCCAGCGTGGGGGCGCTGATGGCGTTGATAGCGTTCGCCGCGGCAGTCGCCCCCGATGTGTCGATGGTCACCCCGACGCCGTTGGCGGCAGCGATGGCAGCCTCCAGCTTTGCGTCTGCGGTTCCCGTCTTGTCCGCGACAATGCCGCTGAGCAGGTCCCACATGCGTTCAAGCATGATGATGCTGATGTTTTCTGTCGCCATGTTCAGATCCTCCGGGTCAGTGGTGTGGCTGCCAGCTCGATGACGTCGAGGTCGAAGTCGGCCCCGTTCTCGTTCATCAGCTCCAGCGTGAAGTAGTTGGCGCGCAGGCCGCGCCCAAAGTCCACGCGCTGCGTCTGCATTTCTGCACTGGCCGCGCGGGCCTTGTAGGTGTAGCTCGCGCCCTCGGTCGTGACGCGCACCACCATCAGGCCGTCGCTGGCCACGCCCAGGTATGCGTAGGGCAAGGCCTTGAGCTTGGAGGTGCCGAAATTGCGCTTGCCCAGGTTCAGGTGCGCCTGGATCGGCACCCCGGCGTCGTCGTCGCCCACCAGCTCGTAGATGCCGTCAGAGGCCGCGCCGAAGTGGCGCCCGCCGATGGTGGCGAAGCTGTTGAAATGGTAGTCCTCGTAGGCCGCGCTTGCACCTGTCTCTGCGTTGACTGACCACACCGACACGTTCTGTCCGGGCACCCCCATCTCGGCGCCGATGTGGCCCAGCGCCTGCAGCGCCGCCGTCAGGATCTGCTGGGGCGTCAGCTGCAGGTCAGCGCTGGCCGCTGCGTCGTGCTGCACATCGGTTGTGCGCCCGGACCAGAGCCCGGCGTCCACCACGCCGTCAGCATCGAGCCGCCCGGTCACGATCAGCACGCCGGTGAGCGGCAGGCCTACGGCCGCGCCTGCAACGAGCGCTACGTCGAGCACGGTAGTGCCGCGCATGTCGCCACTCAGGGCGCCGGCGGTGTGCAGCGCCTCCAGCACGCGCAGCGATGCCTTGAGGCTGGTGCCAATCCGCCCCGCCGCACGCAGCGGAACGCCGGGCGATACCGCCCCGTCGAATGCCACGCCGCCGAGCGCTTCCGAGCGAAACCCGCCGTGCGGGAACGATGCGGTGGATTCAAGCCACTGGGTTCCGATTGCCGCGAACGCGCCGATTTCCGGCACCAGTTCGTCGGCCTGCGCGATGATGACCAGCGCCAGCCTCGCCCCGCCGCCGGCATAAGCAGAGTCAGCGCCCAGCGCGACAATGCCCTGCAGCAGCTTGGCCGTGCCTGTCATGTCCGTGCCGGTGTAGCCAAAGCCCGATGCGGTGGGCATGCGCAGCCTGGCCGTACCGTAGCCTGGCTCTCCATCTGCGCCTTGGGCCGACAGGCGCAGCTTCATGCCAGCGTCGGCGTGGCCGCCCTGGGCCTGCACCCGCAGCTGCAACTCGCCGGAATTGGCGATGCCGCCCTGTGCTACCAGGCGCAGCTTGAGCGTGCCGTACCCGATGTTGTCCAGCGCCTCGATGGCTGGATTGAGGATGGTGTCGGTGCTGGCATAAAGCGCGGCCGCAAGGTGCACCGGGATTCGTGCCATGTAAGACGGGTGCACAGCCATCAGCGTGCCCTGCGCGAAATAGCTCACGCGCCCGCCGACCAGCTCGATGCGCAGCTCGTCGCCCGGCTGCACCGGAAGGTAGGGGCGAAGCTCTTCGTAGGTGGTGGCAGATGGCAGGCTTCCGGGTGGCGGCGCAGTGATAGCATAGGCCAGCCCACCCTCGATCTTGAAGCCGTGGGCGATGTGCGTTTCAGCCGAACCCGCATCGACCGGGCGGTAGGTCAGGCCCGCACGCAGTCCGCCGATGGGCCCGGTGCCGATCGTGAACGATGCAGCCATCGGGTCTTGCAGCGCTTCGATGGACCACGCGGTAGCGTCCCATGCTGGCGGCGTCGGGGTGGGCGCACCAGGTGGACGGCCGGGTGTCACCACATTTTCCGTCACCACCACCGTTTCCTGACGGTAGCCGTCGATCACCAGCTTGTACCAGTTGTAGAGCCACGGCACGCCCCACATCGCCTTGTCGGCCTGCGATGGGAACAGGATGAGCTCCGCTTCACTGCGGATCAGTGTTGGCACGCGCTTGTATGTCGGCACAGAGCGCGTTGTGGTGTAGGAGCGCGGTGTGACAATGTCCGGCGTTCCGGGGTCCGGCGCCGAGAGCAGGACGGCTTTTTGCAGGGTGCTGGTGGCCATGGTCACGGTTCCTCAAATTCTTGGTAGCCTGGGTAAACCAGCTCCGGGTAGCGCCCACTCGTGAAATCCCCCGTGTAGAAAACCTCGTAGGTGTTGTCGTTTTTAATCTCGCGCGCCGAACTATGTTCGCGGACAAACACCGTCGCGCCTGCCGGGGAGTACGGCAGCCCGGCCACACGGACCAAACTCCCGATCGGGTCGTCCGGGTCGTCGGACACGTAGATGTCCGCACCATCGAGCGCCAGGTGCCACGTCATGTAGGTCATGGTCGGCCTGCCGCCCTCGCTCTCCGGGGCGACCGCGCCGAATGCCAGGGTCGTGGCGACCCACATCTCGCTCGCACCCCAACGGTCCCGGGGGTAGAGCTTCCGGTAGTCTTCCAGGTCCCGCGCGCCGCGCATCAGCTCTGCAGGCATCCGGCTCGCCGTCCAGGTCTCGCCGTAGTCATGGGTCGCCCACACGGTCACCGGGTAGTCGCGCGGGTACTCCCCCCAGTCGAGTCCGGAGGAGGTCTTGTTCGCGCCAGTGACGCGGTACTTGATGCTCGACCACACGAAGTGGCCGGGGGCAAACGAATAGGCGCGCGGCGCCGGGCCGAAGGCGTTGAACAGGGGCACCTCGAAGGTGCGCTCGCTCGGCCCTGCAGTGATGTTGCCGGCGTGCACCATGAGGTTCGGTTCCCGGGCGCGCATGGCGTCCATGGGGAACGGCTTCTTCGTGAAGCCCGCACCGTCGGCGCTGCTGACGTAGAAGCGCCAGCCCCGGCCGGAGGCGCTCCACCAGGGCTGGTCGGTGTTGTGGACGGTCTCGTCCTGGTGGATCGTGCCCTGGTAGGGGCCGAGCGCCGCGATGGCGACCTTGCCCTCGCCGAGGGGGGAGGCGATGAAGTGGCTGGGCGAGCTGACGCGCTGCAGGGTGCTGGGGATGACAGCGTTTTCCATCCGGTAGGGGTTGGTGATCCACCCGGGCGAAGCCGGGTTGGCCGCCTCCCGCAGGAACTCGAGCACGAAGTTATCGGCCGAAGGGGGCTCACCGCTGACCAGAAAGTCTGCTTTTTCCATCGTCCACGTCTCGCCGAAGTCGCGCGAGCGCAGCAGGTACGGGGCCGACCCGGGGGGCAGCCAGCTGGGGGTGACGACCCCAAGGGTGGTCGCCGCCGAGGGGCCGAGCCCAAAATACTCGGTGTAGGAGCAGATGCGCTCCTGGGGCACCAGCAGCGCCAGAAGATGCCCGCGCCCAACGCAGTAGCAGCGCGCGGGCCGGACCATTTCCGTCGCTTCAAAAATGTGCATGTGCTGCGACGGGTAGATGGCCTCGCAGCCCCACCAGCTGGTCCGGTAGTCTGTGACTGCCGGCTTGGGCGTCTCGCCGGCCACGTTGCCGGACAGAGGTTTCCTGCGCAGCAGCGGCACAGCGGAATTGGGCCGCGTGGGCAGGTGGTACATCTTGGTCGTGCGCGTGCCCGTGTCGCCCACGATGCAGACATAGCGCGAGGCGTAGAAAGACCCCACGCCGTCGTCGAGCACCCCGAAGACCGCGAAGCCGTACCTGCGCGTCGCGTCGCGCCAGCCCGTGGCCAGGTAGGACGGGAAGATGTCGCCCCACGCCGTGGAGTCGTGCAGCAGCCACTCGGTGTTGAGCTGTACGCTGGCGCCCATCACGTTGGCGCCCGGCTGATCAGCGTTGACGGACGCCCGCTCTGAATCGGCAATGCTCACCAGGACAGGGCGGGCGCGCTTGCCTTCCGGGTCACGCTCCATGCACAGGAAATAGCCGTCCCCAACAAAGACGCCCCGCCCTGTGATGAACTGCGTCGGCCGCTCCGCGACAGCGTCATCGAACTCAGGCGTCGAGGGCTCGATCGCCGTGCGCAGCAGCCGGGGGCGGTCGTTGAGGTAGTACGGCAGCAGCAGGTACGGCGCCAGGGTCTCGGTCTTCTTGCGCGTGATCGAGATCCGCCCATCCATGGTGTGGATCACGCCGTCGCCGTGGAGCGTGTTGGAGTATGCCGGCGCGCCGGACTGCGCGAACAGGTTGCCCTTGATGAGCCCACCCTGCGCGCCGCCCGAGCGCGATGGGAACTCCATCACACCCCCACTGCGAGCATGGTGACAGCGTAGTAGCTGATGGTCTGCGGAGCGCCAGACACCAGCGCGCCAGCGGAAATGTTCAGGTCGGCGCCGACGACGCCGACACTGCCCTGCACGCGCGGGTCGGTGGTCGAGGCCACGCCCGTATCTGCCGGCTTCACCAGCCGGTAGAACGAGGGCGTGCCGCTGGCCACATTGGTTCCGCTCCAGGTTTCTGCGGCCGGCTTGAGCAGCACGCCCGGCGTGGCGTCATCGAACGTCACGCCAGAGGCGCCGTTCTTGATGGTGCACAGCAGCGTGGCCGCGCCGATGCTGTCGCCTGCTGCGGCTGGCACCAGGCCTGCATAGATGCGGAACTCGGAGCCGTCCATGGCCTCCTTGAAGCCGCCGCTACCGAGCAGCTGGTCCAGGAGCCCGGGGGAAATAGAAGTCGTCATGTTGGGCTCCTTACGCCGAAGTCAGGGAGAACGAGGCCGTCACGCGCAGCACGTCATCAATCTGCAGCACCTTGGGCGCAGTGAAACGGGCAGCAGACATGAGCACGCCGGTGATCGCGCCCTTGGCCTGGGCGGAAACCAGGAAGGCGCCATAGATCGTTTTGGCAGCGGTAGCGGTGAACTCGGCGCGGCTGGCCGTGTTCTCCACCACACCGGCGGCCACTGCACCCTCCACGAACTCCACGCGCGTGGCGGGGAGGTAGGCGGTGCACTCGGTTGCGCTGGTCGGGAAGGTGGAAGCCTTGTCGGAGTCCACTGGCACGTAGTTGCCCTCAAACAGGCCGATGTACCAGGCGGGCACCTGCGTGGCGCCCTTGGTGATGACCGATACCGCGTGGTTTCGACCTTCTTCGGGCATGAGGTTGTGGACCGTCTCGCTGTCCACCACGGCGCCGCCGCGGATGACCTCGATGGTGTAGTTGACGCCTGCTTGGGCGTTGATGGGCTGGTCGTGGTTCACGGTTTGGTTCCCTTTCGGATGATTTCGGCGTCGAAGTAGCTGCTGCACGCGCCTGTGGTTGCCATGGGATCGCGCACAGCGGTAATGACGTGCCGCATCCCCTCGCTCTCGCGCACCAGGGAGGCGCCAGCGGGTCCGCCGGACAGCGCAAGCTGCGCCTCCTGCATGACCTGCACGGCGCCGTCTGGCGTGCCAACAACGAGTCCTTTTCCCCCGATCCAGTACGCCACCTCGGGGCGCCGCATGTGCCGCGCAGACGAGTGCGGTACAGCGCCGTAGGGCAGACGTGGCTGCAGCGTGGCCTGGGTGATTTCTCCGTCAACCCAGTAGGTGCGGTCTGCGGCGATGAACACGCCATTCGTGCAGGGCTCCACCAGGGTCACGGGGGCGGGGAATGCGATGAAGTTCTTGGCCGGGTTGAACAGGCCGTGTGCGAACGGCTCGCTGTAGCAGAGCAGGTTGCCCACGGCTACCAGCAGGCGGCCATTGGAAAAGCGCACGATGGAGCCGGACGGCATGGGCGCCATCAGCAGCGTGGGGCAGCGCGCGCCCAGCGCAGGCGGTGCCACGATGTCCAGCGTGCCGTGGATTGGGCCAACGCGGCCCAGCACCTCGCCATCCGGGCCTGTCATGTAAACCAGCGTGGTGAAGCTGGACACCGGTGCGGCGATGGAGATACCGCCCGGGGCGTCAAGCACGATGGTCTGCGGCAGTGTGGCCGCCGACTCGCCAGCTGGCCCGGTCTGCGTGAAACACAGCTGGTAGCGTCCGGGCGGCAGCGCGCCAGCGGTCGGCTCAAGGGATGGCGTGGCCGCCAGCGTGGGCGTGAAGTCGGTGCGATCGCCATCGCGCACCATGCCCAGCAGCCCGGCGCCAGTGTAGTAATAGGTGCCGCCCGCCTCGCAGAACGACAGCGGCTGGCCTGCGATCAGGTCATTGCGCAGCGCGTGCGGCGCCATGGCAGCGTCCAGCGTGAAAAGGCTGGTGCCGTCCGCAAAGAACGCCGTGCGGTCGTCGGACCACAGCGAATGCACATTGCTGCCAGCGAGCACCGCCGTGCGCCCCGCGCGCCGACGCACCCTGCCCTCTGCCGTAATGTCCACATTCGTGGCACTGCGCAACAGGTCGATACTGCCGTTGCCGACGCGCTGCGTCAGGGCGTGGTCGGCCTTGCGGTTGTCAACGCCCAGCGAGAAGGGGCCAAGGCTTTGGAGGTCGCTCATCCGATGACCTCTTTGCTGTTGATGAAGCGCGTCCAGAACACCAGGGGTGCTGCTGCTTCTTCGTACCAGGCGACGGCGCCGTAATCGTCGTTGGCTGGTTTATCGTCTGGGGTGACGGCAAGAACGAGCTTCGTCTGGAGTTCATCGTATCCGATGGATGCGGTGAACGTGTGCAGTCCGTCGCGCTCCAAATCTCCGGCGTATACCACCACAAAGGTATTCCCTAAATACAGGTAATAGGTGTCAACCAGATACTCCGGCGCCCCGCTTGTAGGCGCGTACATGTGCGCCACGCTCACGGTCGCATAGCCAGGGGCTTCTGTAAGCCCGAATGTGAAGCTCTGACCGATGAGGTCTGCGTTGGCTATGGAGCCCTGCGCGCCAGGGGTGAACGGCGCTCTTCCTGGCGGTCCTCCGGCGAAGTAAGGCGTCCCCCACGCGATGGCGAGTGTCATGCGCCACCCCCATTGCAAAGCCGCTTCGCCCGCACCTGAGCGGCGATCATCTGCGGCCAGTGGCTGATGCCAGTGGTGGCCCGGTTCCAGACATAGCCCACGCGCGGCACATAGGCTGCGCCGCCCTTGGCCAGCTCCATGAACAGCGGCTGCTCTACCGACAGCGGGCCGCGCGGCAGGCGCTTTGCCGCGCGCACGGCATCCTCGGTCCGCATCAGGGCCAGGTGGTGCACCAGCATCACATCCTGCTTGTGGCGCTCCAGGCTGTAGGGTGCAGACTTGCGCACAGACTCGCCGCCGCGATAGCGGATCAGCTCGTCGGTGTATGCCAGTGGGAGGTTGTGGCCCGCGCACTCATCGAGCACGCTCAGGTAATCGTCGGGTAGCTCGTCGTCGTCGTCCAGGTAGAAACAGAACTCGGTGGTGACGCGGCCCAGCACGGACAGGCGCAAGTCGTACAGCTTCGCCACGGTGCTGATCTTCTGCACGCTCGGGAGTACGGCCACGCCAGGAATTTCCAGGGTGACGGGGTCGGCAGACAGGACGATGGCGGTGAAGCGCTCCATACCGCAGATGATTCCGATGTATGGATGATTGCCCAAACCGGACTGGGGGGCGTCAGACCCAGAACGCCTTGTTCGTCTGCACTTCGTCGTGCCGGGTGGAGCGGCGCAGGTCGGCGTCAGGGCGGGGGCCAAAGTAGTGCGTGAATGCGGCTTCTGCCGTTGCCGCGCGCTGGGGGTCGATGGTTTCGGAATCGGGCTTGGTGAAAGCGCGGTGAAGCGCCCAGTGCACCAGGTGCCGGTGGTGCGCTTCGTGGATTTCTGGCTTGTCCGTGTCGTTCTCCAACGCCTTGAGCGGCACGCGGTAGCCCTCGACGTGCAGCGTGCCGGCCACTTCAGGCCGTGGCACCAGCGTGATGCGCGTATCGTCCTGAACGGCGTAGCGCGGTGTGCCCGTCTCGTCCCGCCAGCCCGGACGGATGCGGTCCAGTTCCTCGCGCGCCTTGATGGTCACTACCGAGGACGTTGCGGCGCCCGTCGCCTGGAACCGCAGGTGCACCAGCTCAAACAACGACTTGTGCAGGTCGTGGGTTGCGGTATCTGCCAGCACGGCGATCTGGCACACGGCAGGGTTGGATGCTTCGTACAGCAGGCGCTTGCGTATGGCCGCCTCGGCCTGGGCTTCGGTCAGCCATGTGGCGATCCATTCGTCTGCCCACAGATATGGGTTCGGAACAACGTCGTCCGCATCCACCCGAAATTGCGCTGTGAGCTGTTCGAGGTTCATGGTCAGGCAATGCCGTATTGGTCAACCAACTGGGTCACTTGGCCGCGCAGGCTCTGCAGGCTCTTGCGCTTGTCCAGCTCCACGCGGAAATGCGTGCGGGCGTAGGCTTCCAGGGCGTCTTTGTCCATGGTGTTGAACGAGTCGCGCACTTCCTGCGTGTCGTTCTCGTCCTTTTTGGCTGGCTCTGCAATCACTTCGGCATGCTTGGGTGCGGCCTTCTTGTCGCCGGGCACGTACACAGGCGCATGGCGCAGCAGCTTCTCGGCCAGGGCAGCGGGCACCAGCTTGGTTTCACCCTTTGTCCACATCAGGCCAGAACCATACGTACCTTCCCGGTACGCGGCGCGTGGGCCTTCATACTTCACAGCAACATCTGTCATGCCTATCTCCGGAGCGTTGAAAGAAGAACAGGGCCGAAGCCCTGTCCATTGGAAGCCCGATTAGTTCGGGCCACCCAGCACGCCAGTGATGCGGAAGTCTGCAACACCCACCGAAGCATGGGCCGCGCCAGAGCTGATAAGCACCAGGTTGGCATCCTTGGGCAAGCGCACCGGTGCGGTGCTTGTCACCTTGCGATACGTGCCCAGCGTGTGCAGCGTCAGGGTGGCAGTGCCGAAGAAGTAATCATCGTCCTGCGGCACTGCGGTGCTGTCCACGCCGTCAGCGTAGGCAAAGCCCAGCTTGCCAACGGTCAACGCCGTGAAGGCGTCAGACACAGTGGCTACCGCGTCTTGCAGCAGCATGCCAGCGGGCAGCAGGCCCAGCACCACCGAGTCACCGTCTGCAATCGCAGTGGCGGTATCGGAGTTGACGGCGGCGCCGTTGGCTTTCGTGGTCAGGTTGAAAGACTTGGATGTGACGTTGCCATAAGGAACGCCGCCAAAAGTGGCGTCGTCCTGGTAGCGAAGTTTCTTGATGGTGGCCATGGTGTGGGCTCCTTAAATGAATGGTTCGGTAGTGGGCCAGCCCGAAGGCCAGCCCATCACGATCAGGCCGACAGCTTCACGGCAGTGTCGATCACGGTCACGCCGTAGTCGGTGAACTGCTTGCTATCGCCGTGGTCGATGTCGAAGCGGATCTTGGAGCGGCCATTGATGGCACCCACCAGGATTTCCAGCTTGTCGCCGTGGTCCAGTTCCTTCTCGCTCCAGAAGAACGGGGAGCCAGACTTGCCATGCTTGCCCCAGGCTTCAGCCAGTGCTTGACCGCCCAGAAGAATGGCGCGATCCACAGCAAAACCAGCACCGAAAGCGGCAGGGACAATCGCGCTGGACTCGGTTTCGCTGGTGTAGCTGGCGCAATACTTGATCGCGTCGCCGGGGTAGAAGCGGATGGGCTTGGGCATCTTGACAATCAGGATGCCGTTCCACAAACCGGCTTCGCCCATGAACAACGGGTTCATCTTGGCCTGCTGTGCGCGGGCCATGGCGTTGGCCTGCAGCGTGCGGAAGTTGCTCGACTGCACAAAGGCAGCGTACTGGTCAGGGGATACCAGCAGCACGCGCAGCGGCGCATCGGTGGCGGCCATGTCGCCCTCGAACTCCACGGGGGGAGGCGGAAGCGGCATGTTCTCGCAAGCAACCCGAATCGCATCGACCACATCCATATTGAACACATCGGTGTTGGCGATGGTCACTTCGCCCGCATTCACCGGCAGCAGCTCAATTCCGGAGCCCGTGGAAATGAAGTGGCGGTTCTTGGTCGGGGCCTTGACCGGGTTGACCATGATGTTCGAAAACTCAGGGTCACTGGCCAATGGCACGGCCCAGGTGACGTTGTTGTGAAAGCCACGGGCGCCAGCCAGGTGCGTCAGGATCGACTGGTCGCCCAGACGATCCATGTACGCTTGACCATGAGCGCGCGCCAGAGAGCGAATCTCATGGGGCGTGCGCTGTTGGGTCATCGTGTCACCCGCAGAGATGGGGTAGCGCGATTGATTGATGCGCAGCTTGTCCTGAGAGAACGACAGCGCACGGCCACGGCCTTCAGCGTAGTCGCCGCCCATGATGGGCTTGCCGCCCAGCGGGTTGATCAGGTCGAAAGTGATTTCATCGCCAGCGCCCTTAGCCAGATCGACGGCGCGCACGATGGGCATCGTCTTGGATGACTGCTTGCGGATCGTGCCTTCAGCATCAGCCTGCTGTGGCATCTTGCCCGTCAGCCGGTTCAGCGTCGTGTTGCGCTGCATGTTCGCAGCAAAAAGACCGGCAGACTGTACGACGACAGCCTGTTGCGATCCATAAGGGATATTCGTTGCCATGGTGAGGCTCCTTCGGTGGGACTAGCGCCGCTTCACAGCGGTGCGTGGTTTCAATAACGGCTACATCAGCCGGGCCATCAGTTCGGCCTGTTTTTCGAGCGGCATGCTCATCAGCTTTTCAGCCAGTGCCGAACCTTCAAGGTTTCGCATTGCTTCCAGCTCGTCCGTGGGGCCTGCGTTGCCACCGGGAAAGTCCGATAACGACATAGGCACCCGCGTCTGGGCCTTGGCAATCGCCGCTCCTGCGGCTGCAGCTACATCCGGTTTCCCGGCTGCGGCTGGCGCTTGAGTCATTCCCGTGGCACGCTTGAACTGGTCGAAGAACTCGATGATTTGGGCGGTCGTGCCGCGCTCCAGGACAGCTTGATAGCCATCGCGGGCGAAGCTCGGTTGCGCTTCAATCCATTGCGCCAGCTCCTTGCTCTCTGCAATAGAGTCGGCATCTGGGTGCGCTTGATAGATGGCGTTCGTGTGCGCGGAAGTTGCGTCGATCTGCTGCTTTTGCCGAATCGGGGCCAGGGCCTCGTTCAACACGGCATCGACCTTTGCCTGCACTTCCTGCACGACCAACTGCCTGGCCACGATCTGGATGCCCTTGGCCAGCGCTTCTTCGGAAAAATCCCCGAATACCGCCGGGTCCACACCGTTGTCGATAGCTACCTGCGCCGCTGCCACAGCCTGATCGGCTGTGGTGGGCGCCTGGCCGTCATCGGCTCGGGCTTGGGCTTGCGCCTGCAGCTCGGCCAGCTGTTGCTGGGCGGCTTCTGCCTGCGCCTTCCAGTGCTGCGCACCTTGACGCGCTTCCTCCAGCTTTGCGTAGGGGATTGTGTGAACACCGTCCTTTGCCAGGATCACAGCTTTCGCCGGGTCTGGTCCGCTCGTCTGGCTTGTCGCGTCCTCGTTCTTCTCGTTCTCGCCTGCCTGCTTGCCGGTGTCTGCTGCTTGTGCACTCGCGGCGTCGGGCACGCCACTTTCCGCTGTCGCGGTATCGCCCTCTGGAAGCTCCAAAAGCTCCAGCATCTGCGCATCGGTCAGCACGCCATCGACGGCATGCGCTTGGAAATACTCGGTTTGAGTAGTGGTCATTGCGTCCCTGTGCCATGTCGGAGGCACACCAAAAGGGTGTCGCTGTTGACTGGCCCACACAGGCCCGAAGGCCCATGTCGGTCAATCTCCTGCTCGGTGTAACGGCATGGCCGCCACCTTGGGAAAGCCAGCCTTCACAGGCTTGCTGCATCGCCCGCGCTTCACAGCGCTGGCTTGTGCGGATTGTGAAATTGCGTGCTACGAAATGCGAACCAGACTGGGGGGATAGCGCGCTGCCCCATGAAAAAAGCCACCTGGGCGGGTGGCTTGTCTGGGTAATTCCGGGGTAATTCCGGGGTAATTCCGGGGTAATTCCGGGGT